CCACATACCCTGGTTGAAGGGTAAACACAGTGTTCTCTGGAAACTGCTCTAAAGTAGAGGGGTTACTTAGTTCTAATAGGGCCTGAGCCTTATCCTTGAATACAACATTGTAGACACCAGATCGAAGCACCCAACAGTCAATTAGAGTTTTCAAAGTAGTATATCCTTCTCTACAATATCTACAATCTCATAGCGTCGGCAACCCGGTTTGTAGGCAGATAGAGAAGCGGCGAGCTCTACTGCATCGTCTTCATCAGTAAATACACCCTTAACGTTATCACCATTTGGGTAATATTGATCGTAAGCTAACACTAGATAGATTTTCATTTGGTTAACTCCTTAAGTCGTTTCTCACCTTCTGGTGTTAAGAAAGCCGTGCCAATAACCCAACGAACTAGCCCCCTATTAATCAAGGGGCAGTATTGGCTGTAGAAGCGTTTGTGCCAAGTATTAGGGGTTGTAGCAAGCAGGAGTAATCTTTTCTCCCGTAACTCATTCATTAGAGGCCATCACAAACTGTCCGTTACGGACTACAAACGTTTCATACTTAGGGACAATAGAACCCCCCACTCGAGTATAGGCCCTACCACCATCAATAAATCCTACAGCAGTATTAACCATATCCCAACGGTGGCTACTGTAGTAATACCAACCCTCCGACTGGATCATATCAAACGTAAGATCTTCAACCCAATCAGCAGAGTTAATTAGCAGGGTTGCATCAAGACGGTGGTGGAACAGTCCAAAGTATTTGTTACCAAACTTAGGGTGTGGAGTATCACGATAGAAGATATCCCTAGCGTAAGTGTCATTCTCTCGCCCCGTAGTGCACACATAAGTAACTGGCACCCCATCCTTTTGGCTATATAGTTCTTCTACCTCCTTAGTATCAAACAGGGGGTAGTGTCTAATGTTGATACCCCTGACTGGGGGTAGTGTTGTTAGGCCATAGTCCATACATCAGAATCCTTGTTCCCTTGGGGTCAACATAAACGTTCGATCATCGAATGTCAAGGCCCCAGCATCCCCTTCTAGTCCACAGGGACGATTTTTTGTCACCTTAAGATAGGTAGTATTCTTCTCCACAAGGGAGTCTGCGTCTTTGTTACGAGACAATACGATACGAACAGAGGCACGTTGCGAAATCATCTTACAGTACTTGGGGTCTCCATTTTCATTGGTGTGAGCAATAGTAACAATACCTACATTAAGCTTAGAGGCCATTTTAGATAGTTGGATGCTTAGTGAGGCAAGTTTACTTTCTTTCTCTTTCTCATCAGAGATGGACAAAACGTCCTGCAAAGGTTCTACAAATACGTATCTGCAACCACAAGCCTCCGACAAGAACCTAATTTGATCACACAAAGCCTCAATACTATCTGACTCTTTAAGAGTGAACTGGTAGTAATTTCCGTTGTCAGAAATCTTCTTGATAGATTCCTTAACGACTTCGGTTTTACCTTTTTTCTCTACCAAATCCTTCCGGGTAAGATTGTCGTTCAAGTCGTATGACACAAGCCCCAACAGAGACCGTAGCGGGGTTTCCTCAAGGTGCCAAGTGGCAAACCTTACGTCAGGGTGGTTCTTGATCAGGTTGTATTCTAGGTAACGCATCAACTCCGTTTTACCAATACCTGTCTCTGCAAGTAGAACAGTAAAGTGACCCTGCATAAGCCCAAGGATTTTAGCATCCAACTCAGGAATACCTGTGGGGATATAGTTATGCTCTGGAGTATCCTCATACAGTTCGAGGAAGTCACTAGCATCAGACAAGATAGTAGACGGGGTAAATAGTTTAGCATTCCACCAAGCATTAGTGTAAGCTTGTGCAGCGCCAGCTTGCAGGAACTCGTTAGCATCCTTATACTTGTCGTGATTTACCTTATAGACCCTGCCAGGAAACAGGTTCATCAGGTTCATAGCAAAGGCTTCTGCTTTGTCGTCAGTGTCCAGAGAGAGATAAATCTTCTCGAAGCTATTCAACCAGTCAAAGCAGTTCTCAAGGATAGTCCGCTTAGGGGTAGCTGACGGTAGGGACACAACGGGATACTTAGAGCCAAGCATTTGGTAAGCAGACATAGCATCAATTTCGCCTTCGCAAACTGTAACTGCCTTGGCAGACCCACCGTTAAACTTATTCATACCCCAGAATACGTCAGTCTTCAAACCCGTGTCAGCAGTAAACTGTTTGGGGAAGATACGATACTTTATTTTTCCATCGGGGTATTTGTAGCCGTGACGAATTTCTTTGTTGTTCTCGTCAATATCAGTCTCTACGTCATAAGTCCGCATAGTCCGATCAGTAATTCCCCGGTGGTCTCGGTATTCTTTCTTCATTTCGTCCTCAATTACTTCAAAACGGGTATTACTTTTAGTTGGGTATCTGTCTTTGGCCCAGTCAAACAGCTTTAGTTTTGAGGGGTAAGGGGTGCCACAGGAATGACAACTCCCCACTTGTTTCTCTGTATTCCAACTAAAGGCATCACTAGAGCCACAGTGTTCATACGGACAGGGGCGATGAGTCAATTCCAATAGGCAAACCCCCTTGCAACACTTCCAATTCTAGGGCCTGTAACCCTAAACTCTCTAGGGCAGATTGCTGGTAACCTACCTGCACACTGTAGACCCCTGTAGTAGGCCGTAGGAGGGCCGTCTGGATGGCACCTAGGGCCTCCCCCTCACTAGGGTAGCCGTCAGTGACAAAGCCCTCTGCAAGCCCCCCTAGCTTTAACTCAAATACATAGAACTTTGGTTCCATCAGTTATCCTCTAGAGTTTCGATAGCCAAAGCCATAAGACTCATCACACTCTTACTTAGACGAGTCTGCACAACACCTTTGTAGAACAACTCGGCAGTAACCAAACCTCTCGCATCTTTGTAAGTATAAACTTCAACATCACCAGAGCGAATGTAACCTTCGATATTCATCGCAACTTTCCTTCTGTGTTTGAAACCCAAGTCTTTTCACGATCTGGTGCGTCAAAGTAAACAGAACCAGAGGTAGAGTTAATAGATTCATACGTACCACTAAAAACAATAAGGTAATCTTTATCGTAGACGCTGATATAACGATAGCTATCAATGTAGGGGCAGAGAAATTGGCACCTATCACCCTGACGTGCGGGGATTTTCAACAGTTTAAGCCCAGTCCACTTCTGCCGTGCAGTCTTGAGAGTTGCAAGGTAGTCTTTCAGCAGTTGATCAGAATAGTTGCAGGAGGCATAAATACGGTTAGGCATAGCCACACCATCTTTAATACCAATCAGAACCCTAGCCCGTGTCTTGCCCTTCTTAGTCCTAATAGTTGCAACCTGAAAATCACCAGAAGCATATACAACAGAGGGGTGATCATTAAATTGATCAAACTTGTAACGCATACAACTATCAGAGATAGAAACAGAACCCCCACTAAAACTAAAGTCACCACGGGTGCGGCAGTAGTTAACAAAAGACCTTTTGAAGTCTTCCTTAGTATCCCCCACATGAAGGACGTAGTCGTCAGGATCAAAGAGAATCTTGTTATCATAGAAAGATACAAAAGCCTCAACAAGTTTATTAGAAGCAGAGGGAAACACTTTACGGAAGAACTTTCCTGGACTAGTCTTTGTCCGGTGCTTTAATTTCCCAAGGTTATATTTGTTGTAGTCGTTAAAGAAGCTGATACTTTCGTTATCAGAAGCTTTCTTGGGCAACATCAGTTTCATCAGTTGCTTAACTTCGTCCGAGTTAACCTCTAGCATATCGGCAGCGTTCAGCAGCGCCTCAACGATAGTTTTGTTCTGCACCCGCTTAGTAAGCTTAGGGCGACCCCCCTCATTAAGCATATGATAGGGTTTCCAGAAGCTTTCAACCAAACTTTCGATATGACTCATGGCTTATCCCTCATTAGTTTTTTAATAGAAGACAGTTCCTGTGAAGTTTTTATAAACTTCTCTCTCAACTCGGTAAGTTTAGTGCTGGACTCTACAGAGGAGTCCCTGTGCAATAACACAAGGCCAACCAACTGTTCTCTTGTGTAATCTTGTGGGAAGCGCATAATAACCTCTTTATTGGAGACCTTGGCGGGAATCGAACCCGACAGTCAGTTTTGCAGACTAACCAAGCAACCATGCAGTCCAAGGTCTAACTTTGGTGCCCCCACTCGGATTCGAACCGAGACTGAAAGGTGTTTAAGACCTATTCCTCGACCAGTTGGGATACAGGGGCGAATATCGTTGCTAGTCTTTCCTAGCAGTCATCTCACTTGATCACTCCATATAGTAACGATCACGACAGTTTCAAGTGTGATAGATTTACCACAACAAGAAGAAGACACATACTGTGTCATTTACAACACACGATAGACTTTCTTTTATAGTTGCCTCTTGACAAACTAAGATTGGTCACTAACTTAAGACTCTAGAGTTAAAACTTAAGTACCTTGTTTAACTACTAGTTAATAGTAGTAGTTCAATAGTAATAGACACTATAGTAATAGGACAACCCCCAGTGAAATGTAATACCTGTCGTCAAGAAAAAGAACTCTCTGAGTTCTACTATGATAACTACAATAAAATGCTACACAAGAGGTGCAAAGTTTGCAGGAGTGTTAAACTACTGACAAAGGAAGAGTATGCGAAGCTGTTTTTACAGCAAGGTGGTGTCTGTGCAATATGCAAGGGGGTGAGCACTATTACCTCTAAAAAAGGTAAACTCTTTAAGTTATCTATTGATCACGATCATACCACAGGTGAAGTTAGGGGTTTGCTCTGTCACTATTGTAATACTGGTCTGGGTAAGTTTAGAGATTCTCCTTTTATTTTGTCGCAAGCAATATCTTACCTATCTAAAAACTAGTATTAGGGTTGACTACTCGTTGTAAGGCGACTCTGAGTCATCTTCTGGGTAGTCATCATCATAGTCCCCCTCTGTGTCACAGAAAATACAAAGTTCTGTGTCGTAAATAGAGCGATAGTATTCC